AGCAGTACTGGATGCAAACCCAATTAACTGCGGGTTCACGTCCTACCACCATTCCATTCGAACAGGCTTATGCTGAACAGAAAGTTAAGTCAATCCAAAAATCTTTGGAAACTGCGGTTTGGCAATCTGATTCTACCGTAACCGCTGGTGCAATGGATGGATTCGCTAAGATTTTCGCTGATGCTTCCGTTAGCAATTTGAACTCAGGCAGTTTAACTTATGCTTCTTTGTTGACTGCTTCAAATGCTATTTTGTTGTTGAATCAAATTGAATCAGGTTTGCCCGCTGATATTCGTGGTTACGACGACGTTGTTATTTTCTGCGGATTGGACGTATTCCTTCGCATTAAGCAGGCGTTGGTTGCTGAAAACTACTTCAATATTTCTTACTTGAACGGAGTTGAAAGTTTTGAATTAGTATTGCCAGGTTCTAACATCAAGTTGATTGCCGTTAACGGATTGAATGGTACTTACGATTTGTACGCAGGTCGTTTGGCTCACTTCATCTTCGGCACTGACTTGTTGAACGAAGAAGAGCGTTTCGAAATCTTCTACGCAAAAGAAGCTGATGAAGTTCGTTTCGTAGTTGAGTTCAAGGCAGGTGTTCAAATCGCTTTCCCTGATCAAATGCGTCGTTTCATGATGGCTGCATCTTAATTTAACTGATTGAACTATTAACCAAGGGGTGGGTATAAACGCCCACCCTTTTTTTTGAACAAATAAAAAAATAAAGATATGGCATGCGCATTAACCGCAGGATACACACTCGCTTGTAAAGACAGCGTTGGTGGATTAAAAAAAGTGTACTTAGAAAATTTTGCAGATATTACCTATGGGGCAGTTACTGCTGGGGTAATTTCAACTATTACGGGTTCAATGTATTTGTATGAACTGCCAATGAACACGGCGCAGTTTACAGAAACTGTTACCTCTTCGGTTGAAAACGGCACTACTTTTTACCAAACAGAATTAACCATTGTTCTTCCAAAATTGACCGCAGTACTTCGCAATGAGTTGAAGCTATTGGCTCAGGCGAAATTGGCAGTTGTTGCTGAGGATCGCAATGGGACAAAATGGGTTCTTGGTTTGGAAAATGGTTGTTACTTAACCACTGGAACTTCCGCTACTGGTACGGCTATGGGTGATTTGAACGGAATGACTTTAACGTTCACCTCAATGGAGAAAGATCCAATTGTTGAAACCTCGGCTACGATTACCGTTCATTCATAAACCTACCTACTTTCCATAATTTGAGGGGTGCGAGCGATCGCCCCCTTTTTTTATTCGTTACATTTTTGGATTTGCCCATTATATAAGTATGCAATTACTAACTGCGAACGCCACGAATAGATTGTTTTTCACCGCTACCGAGAACATGGTTAGCGGTTTATGGTGTTACTTGAACATCCACCATGTTGCGACAAATACAGATTACTTTTATGCTTTTGAAAAGGCTTCCAATCTTTCTGCATTTACTAACCGTGTTGATTGTTGGGATGTTGCTATTGGTGATATACCCAGCGGTCAATGCCTATATACGATTTACGAGGGCAATGCAGGAGCGACGGGAAAAACTGATGAGGAAATTTTGAGGGTGTTGGAAGTTGGATTGTACGAAGTTTTAGCATCCGAGGTTGCTGATATTGTTTTCAGTGCTAACGATGTTACCTATATTGAACCGAATTTATGACGGCAAGAAGAGAAAAAAAGAAGTACGGACTACCGAAAGAGGGCGTTGTTTTCAAGCAAGATTTTGAAAGCAAGTTACCCGAATACAAGGTAGTTAACGGAAAAGATTATGTGATGTACGGGGAGAATAACCGCTACCCTGATTACTTGTTGGAAATGTACCAACGTTCAGCAAAGCACAACGCTATTGTTAACGGAAAGGTGAACTATATCACGGGCAAAGGGTTTACGTACGATGCTACGAAAGTACAAGGTGAGCAGTTAGCTGAATTGAACAAGCTAATGGATAACCCCAACCCTTACGACGACTTGGACGATATCCTTTACAAAACCACGTTAGATTTCGAAATCTTCAATGGCTTTGCGTTGGAGATTGTTTGGAACTTGCAAGGTCGTATTATACAAATCGCACATAAGAACTTCGGTAACATTCGGCGAACTCCCGAGGGCGATAAGTTTTATTACGCTGATGAATGGAAGGAATTTGGCGAACCCGAAGGACTTTGCACTTACGAGCCATTCAACCCTGAAAAGAGGTTAGGCAAACAGCTTTATTACTATTGCAGTTACGCTCCGAGCGTTCGATATTACCCCGTGCCCGAGTATTTGGGAGCGTTGGCGTACATTGAAACCGATGCGAGGATAGCAAACTATCACGTGAACAATCTACGCAATGGCTTCTTAGGTGGTTTCCTTTTCAACTTCAACAACGGAGTACCGAGTGACGAAGAACAACGGGATATTAAAAGGCAGTTGTTGCGCCAAATGAAGGGCGATGACGGCGAAAGAATCGTGGTGAACTTCAACGATACGCAGGACACTGGCTTGAAAATCGAGCCGTTGAACGCTAACGACTTGGATAAGCAGTTCAATATCTTGAATGAAACCATCCAAACCGAAATCTTTGTGGCGCACCGTGTTACTTCACCCATGCTTTTCGGTGTACGTACTTCGGGTCAACTTGGTGGGCGTGGTGAATTGATTGAAGCGTATGAGTTATTCAAAGCGGTTTACGTTAACGACCGAGTGCAAAAGTTGGAGCGAGTATTTAACTACTTGTTTTCCTTCAATGGTTTGGCAGTTTTAGAAATTGAACCTACCGATCCAATCACCGAGCGTTTGAGCGAAAATTCGTTGGTGCAAATTATGACCAAAAACGAACTTCGAGAAAAGGCGGGATTACCACCCATTGAAGAAATCGATCCTGCGAAGGAAGCGCAAAACTTTAACCACGTTGAATTTCGCAAAGAGAAACAAGAGTTAGAGTTGTTTCAAAAGTTCGGGGTAGATAGCGGTTCATTCGTTGAATTGAAAGCACGCCCGATGCGTTACGGGTTTGAACTCATGGAGCAAGAGTTCGCCAGTGAATACGCTGAATTGGATGCCGAAATCTTGAAGCTAATCGAGAAAGACCCCGCCATCACCTCCGACAAAATCGCTGAAAAAACGAAGCAATCAATCAAGGTAATTTCAGACCGTATCAGCGCACTTATCGAAGCGAAGGCTATCAATATACGTGGAGCGTTAAAAGAGCTTGGTGAGTCTGCAAAGGACTTTATTAAGCCACGCAACCCCGATGGTGTGCCGTTGGTTCAGGTGATGTACAAATACGACGTACTTCCCGAATATGGTCCGCAAAAGCTGATCAGCGGAAGCCGTGAATTTTGCGTGAAAATGATTGAACTCGGTAGGTATTACACCCGTGAGGACATCAACCAAATTTCCCAAATCATGGGTTACTCCGTTTGGGAGCGAAAAGGTGGTTGGTACACGAAACCTGATAGCAACCAACACTACCCTTCCTGCCGTCACACTTGGATGCAAGTACTTGTAAAACCGAAAGCATGAGCCAAAAAGCATTATTCATAACCGAGAAACAACTCAAAGATGCTTCGTTAATTAACGAGAACGTGAGCATGGTAAAATTACGCCCTACGGTAATTATGTGCCAAGAGATGCACATTCAACCGATTATTGGAAGCGACCTTTACAAAGAATTGCAAACGCAAATTATTGCCAACACATTGACGCAAGAAAACGAGGACTTGTTAAGCGATTACATTCAGCCATGTTTGCAGATGTTTGTTCAAATGGAGTTCCCGATGGCGTTCGGTTTTCAACTGCGTAACAAAAATGTTGAGCGTGGCACTGATCAAAACAGCACACAAGCGAGCGTTGGAGAATTGCAACGTTTGATTGATTACTACCGTAGTAAGTCGGAGTGGTACGCTGAACGCATTACACGTTTTATCTTAGCGAATTTAACCGATTACCCCGCCTATCAAACACCGACGGCATTTATCGATACCATTTACCCAAACAGACGTAACTACACCTCTGGTTTGGTGTTGAACAACAACCGTTGTTGTGGTGATTATGCCAAACGTTACCAAGCCGATTTTAACAGAGATTGCGATTGCTATTAATATGAGCGCACACAAAAAGAATCAAGACAAATTAAGGGTTTATTTAGAGAAGAATGCAAAGTTGGAACACGATAAAAAGAAGCTTACGGGAGTTCGCAGAAACGCACCCACTCGTTAACTCGTTTGGGACGGGTAACATCCTTGATCCTGATAGCGCAAATATTACCAACTTCGTAAGTCCTGCGGTTGATCGCATTTATTACCCGTTGGTGTTTGCAACGTTGGAAGGTTCACGATTCGCCACAAACTCTGTTCAGTTCAGCGTTGGCTTAGTGTTCATGGATAAGGTCGAGGAATCGCAAAAGGTAGCAGACCGCCCAACTGGTTCGGACGCCTTGGACTTTCAAACGTTGCAACCCGATGAGGTAATGAGCGACATGACTCAGCTCGCTGGGGATTTTATGATTAAATACCAACGCACGTTTGGCAATGACTTCGATATTACAGCCGATGCAAACGTGGATTACTTCGTTGATAGGTTTGGGGATCGAGTTGCGGGATGCCGTGCCGTGTTAACATTCAACGTTCCTTTGGCTTTGTCAATTTGCGAAATACCAACGCAGGCTAACCCTGATATTTGTTATTACGGAGCGGTTGAAGCAACCATTGACATTGACCTTTACGATGGAAACGAGCAGGCCGTTGCACCCAACCAACCGTTTCAGTTGGTGTTCGATGGTGGGGCGGTGAGCAATATGTTTTTGTGGTTTGCCGTTCCTTCGGCTTATAGCCTTTCGCACTGG